GTTGAACGCATACCGCCGATTGTTGTGAAAGCCTCTGGGCTTGCGCCATCACCGATTTTCATTAACAGGGCTGAACCTTTTTGTGCCGCCATGTCTAGTCTCCTTTAATTGTCTGACACAACAGCACGAAATCTCATGACACCATGCCGTGTAATACCATCACCCTCTGTAAGTGTCGTTTGAAACTCATGTTTCAAGTTCACCCCAGAAGCACCCGAAACAGTATAACTCACATCGTTTAATGCGGTATATACCTGTTCCATAATTTCTTTTATATCACGGTTCCCACGATATTGCGACCATATATGAATGGTCAACGTATGTTCGTGTAAATCCTTGTCTTTGGCGGAAACATTAGTAGCTGTTTCATCCCCAATAACAACATAGGGATAAGCTGTATCTGTTGGCACATCATCAAATACCCCTGTAATAGCGTTTCCAGCGTAATCAGTGATGCTTGCGCCTGTTAGCTTGCTATATACCGCCTTTTGTAATTCCCAGCTATGTAGTGCCATTATTTAGCCTTCACTATCTGTTTAGCCAAACGCCTTATCTTTGGCTTGTTTTCTTCTAACGCGGGGTGCATGAAGGGTCTAGCCGCCATTTTAGATGTGCCAAACTCTAATGCCTCAGAATAATCCGCGCGGCTCTCTACATTAGCCCCTAGTCCGTCAGGGTCTATATCTAAAACAATATTTTGAACAAGAAACCCTTGGTCTGTTTTCGGCGGCTCACCCGCCGCTGACCTTTGCCCTGTTTTGCCGCCTCTTGTATAAAACGCTCCACTGCGGCTTCCCTGATTTATAGATTGAACGGCTGTATTTCGCACCAAATTACCAGCCCTACCTACCAAAGCCTTCAAATTAGCCTCATAATCCTTCAAAGCAGAGCCGTAGCGGGGCTTGCTGATGATTTTGGTAGTTACCCTAGCCATTACGTTGCAACGCCTTCCTCGGCTAAAATTTCAAGGTATTTATCACGCTCATCTTTATTTTCAATTCTGCGGATATTGAAGAAACGATTGTAAGATGTGCCATCTACTGTAAAGGCATAAAGTATTCTGTGCGCTACTGTAAGGTCGCGCCTATGTCTAATTGTGATTTTATGGGTTGTCCTAGCTTCATTCTGGTCGCCAAAGAAACTTTCGCCCCCGCCCTGTGCTTCTATTCTGCCAAATGTCGTGGCAAATGTTGAGAACGTGCCACCGTTACCCCCGCCACCATCAGCGGATGTTGATTTGCTTTGAAGCTGTAGAGAATGTTGCATCTTACCGATTGCCATTAGTAGCCACCACTAAATGCGCTAACTCCATATCTCATAATGACGTATGGCTGAAGCAATGATGTTACCAAGGCGGGTGGGTTAAGCCCTCTGCCCTCATCATCCCCGCGATGCTCATATAGGTGAGATATATACTGCAACATAGCTACACGGATAGGCTCTGGTATTGCTGACCTTGATGAACCGTAACCCGCTGTGTATTGAACCTCAATCCCATTGGCGTTTCTTAAATCAGTAGGCCATGTTCCGCTATCGCGCAAAACAATCCGCGCTGGCACTCTAGCTGTATCAACATAATAATTTGATGCCGCCCATGTAGCTACATTATCTGCATCATCGTAATATTTAACGTGAGCCACGGCTGATACAGGTGAGCGTGGCAGTTCAATGTAATTTAGATACGGAACTTGAAACGCACCAGTGTATAAGCCTTCTTTGATAGGCGTTTCCGCTTGACCAACCTTATCTAATGATAGGGTGTAGACTGTGTTCAAAAAAGTTCTATTTGTATAATCCTCTGCCCAAAACCTAGCGGCCTGAATTAACCCATCAATAAGAGTGGTGTCTACACCAGAGTCCAGCCGCAAATACGATATCGTTTCAGCGGCATCAAGCGGCTCATCTGATGGCGCGGTCGTTATTGTTAATCCAGCCATATTAGCCTCCTGTGCTTATTGTATCAAAAAAATGTGTTTATGACCATTCTTCTGTAGGAGCAGTAGGCCATGTTTCTGATGCTGGGTCGGATGTGTTGCTATCGCTTCTTTTACGGATTACTCGTAAAGCATCTCTATATGTGTCAAACGCAGTTACACACGCATCAGTAAGACCACTGTTAGGAATTTGTGTCCAATCTGTATCATTGAGCAATCTCTGCGCTACAAACTGGCTATTAAATCCATCAGTTGAATAATTAGACATTAGAATGAATCCTTAATTCCATAGACCCTGAATTGACCGTACACATTTGCTTTGGTTAATGCGCTAACATCACTAGCAGAAGCTGTGCTCACATTTGTACAGGCTTGAAAATTTATATCTGTGGTACTAAAATTAGCGGCAGTTGTTACACCAAGAGAATGTTCTTCATATTGATTGGCGGCAAGTCCAATATAGTTCATCAAAAAATTCGACCTAACTTCGTGAGGCAAGCTAGAACTAAATGGATTACTAATAATTGAATAACCTACTATTTGCGTTTGTTGGGTGGTAAAAGTGCCAGCGACGAGACAGCTATCAGTTGCTTCCCCAGTAAACGAGCCAGAAGAAGCCGCATTACTTTGATAATAAAAGCAAGCACCCGCCCAAGCGTCCCCTGATGTTCTTATAGTACCAGAGTTACCGAAACCCATAAAAAATCCAGNACCANNACTTCTTGCGGCATCCNCTCCACAAATAATATCAAAATTTACTCTATAGTTTTGGAAATCCGCGCTGAATACATCATTTAACTGCAAGACGGTTGTACCTGCTAGACCAGATACAACATCTTTAGTGCCTAGAAGAACCAGCCCACCACTAAAATCTGCAATATCTCTTGCCCTAGTCATCCCTTTATCTCCATTACTACCATTTGTGAAGTTGGAGTGTAATTATCTTCGTAACTTGTAACGGCTTCGCCGTATTGATTGTAATGTACGGTAGTAGACGCCGCACTTGAGCCTAGCTGTAGTTTATAAGTATGCTCTAAAAGTGATAATGAACCGCTATCTTTCATATGAAAAGAAAAAGCTTGAGTCCCCATAGTGCTTGATCTAGCAGGGCTGTTATAAGAATGACAAAAACCATCTGCCGCCGTGGATGATGAGGTGCCTGTGCTTGCTGGACTAATTACAGTGGTTACTGAATTGACAACTCTTACAATCCTAGCAGTACAAACTGTGGAAGCAGTATCAGGGGTCATATAAGAGCTACCTGTAATAATAAAGGTGCTATTGAGAAATTTTGGCGTTATGCTTACGACTAAGGTTGTATCCGCATATGCACCATTAGACGCAACAGTTAATTCACTATTACTGGCATCCTGTGTTTGCACTACTTGAACCACTGACCCAGATGGAATTGCTCCATTAGGCAAAGTACTCGCGCCAGAAATTAAATCGGCTAAATCTCTCGAACGCCCCATATTAACTCCTTGCCGCTATTAAGGTGATTGAAAGGTAGCTGTAATGTTGTACGGCTGTTGAGGCTTGTTGATTGGTAAACTCTATTGGTCCTACCCCTACAACGAATTTGCAAGTTTCATTAGCATCTAATGGAATCATGTTGTTTATAATCATATCCCTAGTTGAGGCGGCGGCTGGATATTGGTTGTAATAAACATACTGATAAAGAGTTGACGCACCACCTAACATGAACGCTGTAGCTCTACCCGCTGTTGGACCATTCATCAACATAACACCGTTCCATAAATAAAGACCTTTGACAGGGGCGGTGAAAACACCTGTCGTTGTATTATAAAGGCTTGAATCCCCATGCCTAACAGAAGGCCAGATTATTGTATCACCTGCATTTGTAAATGTACTATAAGCCGCTGTGCCATCGCCCTGCAATTCAACATAGGGGTAATTCGCATAAACGTGATGTTTATCATCTGGAAGTGTTGCGCCTTCATTAAATGCTACAGTTGCATTGTGAGTAACCGCCCCACTAAACGTCCCACCACTAGCCGCAATCGTATCAAACGTGGTGTATTTGTCATAAACGCATATCTCAACAATATCATTAGCTGATAATGCGCTTAAACCCGCTACTGTGTTGGCGGTATTAGTATTGTAATCAGACCCAGCGACAAGAGTGATTCCATTTAATTTTACATCAATCTGTGTGCCAGAAGAAAAAGCTATAGGCCGACCATCATCATCATTCCCAGATATTGATGTCTCGCCACCTGAAGCAGTTACATAGTGCCTTACCCTGATATTTTGGCTTTGTGTATCTCTAAAACTAAAGACATCATAAACTATAACCTCAANCTCATCATTGGCTGANANNGCTGANATATNTGTGATTGCGTTTGTACCATAGGCATAATCTGTATTGGCTTTGAGCAAAACACCATTCAGG